TGCATTTGTGCTGCCATTTGTTTTTGTTGCTGCATTTCCTTCATCCATCCCTCAACAAGCTGTTTTAATTGCTCAATCCCGCGACCTTCCATATTATCCAGTATGAAATTGAGTCCTTTTTCAGCCATGAATTGAGCCATGAGAGGAGACATAGAACATATTTCTTTAACCATTTGTAAGGTGCGTGATTTCTGAACTTGGAACGAAGCACCTGCCTTGAGTGTCACATTAAATTCATTTGCATCATAATCAAGATCTAATCCTTCTTGCTGATTTATTTTGACATAACCCTTTCGACCCTCATGATCAACAATAGGAAGTGTTCTAGGAGTCGTATAGTATTTTGGCATAAGGTTAAGATATACTTGAGCTGCTCGCTGATATCCTTGTAAGAATCCGACAATGTAAGGCATAGCAGTAGCGTTACTTTGTGAAGCCGCTTCCACAATAGCCACTCCCGACAATTGGTTATTATTAATTCCGAGACTTGCATCATAGCTTCCTAATACATTCTGTATAAGTTTATCTGAATCCCCAAATGCCTGAGATATTTCTGGCGGCATCGGATTGCGTTGTAATTCACGAATAGGTTGATTAATTGGTAAATTAGGATCACCTTCATGAACCGAATTAAATACCACAACACTTGCTTTCTGTACATCTTTATAAGCCTGCATAAATTCTTCTTCTTTTGGCAATGCTTCCTTTGCCACAATGAATTTATGTTGAATAGTATTCTCAATCTCATTCGCCCAACAAATACCCGCATAGTTCTTAAGACGTTGCGCACCACGGGCATGATACACATAAGGTCGTGTATATTGCCTTACATTGCCGTTCTTTGGTGTCTTAATCATAACGCTTGAGCCATCCACATAAATCAATGGCAGCATTTCAAAATCTGTTTCTTTTTCTTCAATAATAGTACTTTCAATCAGTCGGTAACGCACAATATCTTCAACAGTTGTTTTTCGAGGCTTACCAATTATTGCGGGCGGTTGAGTGAAGTCTTCCCATTCCTTAATCATCTTCTTATAATCTTTGTATTCTAATACTGCACCATCACCTAATTGTACTAATTCCACATCGCGTTTCTTCTTCTCATAATAGTCGGCGACAATAATGATGGGTGTGGCATCATTAAGATATGACCAGTTGAATCCTGCAAAATCACGCCTGAAGTTTAGATTTTCTGTTGGTACGTCGGGGTATGTATCCTCAAAATCCTCTTTACTCATAGGATATAACTCGAAACAAAATCGACCATCACCCTTATGCGACTCGCGCGCTAACTGATCAAATCCACATAGTGTCGGATCAAATGCTCGTACAATACTAATCACTTGATGCATTGATTTAGGTGTGGGGTAATCCACTTCAACTTTAAGCGTACTAAATCCACCGGATAGGACATCCTTATACACTTCATAACGCGTATGGCTGTTATTCGTATCGCTAATTGTATGACGCAAATGCATCTCAATGACGCGTATCATAAGAGGATCGGCTTTGTCGGGATTGTCCGCGTTAACTTCAATATCAGGCTCTTGCTTGCTGAATTCACCTAATAATCTTGAGATATAAGCTTCTAGAATATTAAATTCTAGCTGAGGCTTGCCAATAGTTGCTAATAATGTGATTTCATCGCTTGTCAATGATGATTCAAATACAAATCGCCTGAAGTCATTAAAACGATCATAGTTCGGCTTGAAGTAATCATAAGCACGTCGAACATTTGTTTTAATGCGCTCTAATTGATTCTGGTTCCGTTTTGCCTCATCCATGAGACTTTCCTTTTATTAAAAAGGCTATCTAGTATATGCGCTCTTCCTGAGTCTATCCGCTTGATTGTAACCGCTCATTAAATTTTTAGCGACTTTGTTATAGTCCAGTCCGCTCATAGTCCTACTAATCTTGAATTTGTCTATCAAAGCGATCTTTACCGCATCATAGCATGTGTCTGAAATATCGTCGAATTTATGTACATCATTAGCGGTAATCTTTTTCATATGATTTAAAACCATTTGAGTATGCTTTCCTTGCGCAGGCAAGGATATCTGGCCATTCGCAATAAAAGGTTGCATCTCAATGAATCTATTTGTCTTACTATTGACACTTCCCGCACGTTCAACATCAATTATACGCAATCCCGGGATATTCTTAAGCACTGACACAAGTGTCACTCCCGTGGATTTCTTTTCGATAGCAGCAAACTTAGGCTTAATGGGATAACGCATACAACCGCTCCAAAAATCCAAAAACTCACTTTCCAAATCTTTGGGTTCAATCCGTAACTCGAGACAATTAATCCAATGCAATCCGAAGAGATCGTCAACCAAACTCCCATTGAAAGAGATATTATAGATACCCCAAAAAGAAAAGACAGTCGCATCATTATATTCCTTAATTGTTTCGGCACTATCGCCAGTAACGAATGTTGCCAATATTTCAGGCGTTTCATCAAGCAATGGAAACCAAGATTCTTGAAACAATCCACCACCTGCCGGCATTGGATCTTGTTGATATTGTGAAGCAAATACATAGGGTTGCTTCCTTTGCATCATTAATAATTGAGACTTAGGATTAACCTCTGGATATCGTGCATTACCTGAATCATCTAAGGCTTTAATAATAACCTTCTTCCAATCCTGTCCATCGGCATCGCTTAGCAAATGGGCAATCAAATCATCTTCATGTAAACGTTGTCCTATAAGCAAAATAGGCACATTAGGTGCGCGTAATCGACGTTCTATTGTCTCAAAGTAATTACGCTTAATACGCTCACGAATAGTGTCACTATGTATTTCTTCAGGCTTATGAATGTCATCAATCACTACTGCGCCACTAAATCTAGGCAAGCCAGGCAATCCAGCGTCATGCCCTGTAATACCTGAGCCTGAACCAAATGCAGCAACCGCACCATTCTGCGTTGTCATGAAGAAATCTTTTGCACTAGAATCCCTACGGATATCAATGCCAAACAATGAACGATAAATAGGCATGCACATAGTTTGTTTAATATCTGAAGTATGAAGAGTAGCAAGTTCAAAACTATGAGATATATATAGAAACTTGCAGTCCGGATAATGAGCAAGACACCAAGCAATGAAAGATTTACATATAGCACTTTTTGCCCATCCAGGGGGCAGATTAATAATTAATCGTGTCGTCCGTAAATAAAACGCATCTTCCAGGGCACGACATACCGTTTTAAAATGTGATTCATTGCCATCAGGACGAGATAACATAAATTCACGTCCAGTGCGCTTTTCAAACATAAAACGGTGAAAAGTAAACAAATCACCGAGCAATGCACGCCGTAATTCGCAATCAAATTCTATTCCGTTTTGCATTTGTGAAGTAACTCGCGATCTGCGTTTATTTCTTCTTGGCTATTTTCTTTTTCTTCAGCCGGAGTTTTATCGCCATATACTCTAGGCGCAAGCTTTGCTGCATACCACTTACGCGTGTCAATTCTTAACCTAGATCTCTGCACATGTTCTGAATCAAAAACTTCTTCCCCTTTACTATTTGTACAATAATCCTCTGATTTATCATCACAAATGTCCAATATTTCATCTATCAAGACCTCAATTTGATCTTTTTTTGCTTGAGCGTACATCTCGGAAAACTCTGGCTTTTCACGCTTCCAAGTGAAAATAGTATCAAAATGCGGAAAATCTTTGTATTTATTACAAATACGCCCAATGCTAAGAGGATTTGTAGCGATTGCATCACATATTTTCTTTGCTAATTCCGGCGTATAAATAGAAGGTCTTCCACCTGGATGTTTTTTTTCTTCAGTCATAAATACACTCCGAAGCTGATGGCGGACAAACATAAACATCCGGACTTGAGTTAACTACGAAACTTAAGACAAATACAGAGATCACAAAATTAAGCAGGCAAAACGTCACAATGATCATATCCAGCAGACGGTTTCGCCCTATTATTCGCCTTATTGCTTGTCTTTGCATTATCGGTTCCTTCCTTAGAATCCAATTTAGTCATTTCCTCTTCAAAGATATCTTCAGCTTCTTCATTAGTAATATCTTTATTGAGTGCTTTAATATTACGAATAGCTTCTTTATAG